CCGCCTCGATGGCCCCTCCCCGCCGAAGGCGGAACACTGACGCCGGGTCCAGGGACCGCCTGGTCCCTGGTGGGGTCCAGGGGCAAAGCCCCTGGCCTTCCTGCCTCTACGCCACCAGCGCGCCCGGCGTGGTGGGCAGGGTTTGCCGCGCGACGGCGACGGTTTGGCCGCCTTCGAGGTTCACGATGAACTTCTCGTTGATCGCCTGGTACTGCACCTGCACGTCGGCCTGCACGTAGCCCAGTCCGGTGCGCTCCAGCGGGTTGTTGCTGGTATCGCAGATCACGCTGAACGGCAGGGTGCCGTCGCGCGTGCCCAGCAGCCCCTGGCCCAGCATGTTCTGCAGGAACGACAGCAGCGTGGCGCGGATGCGGCGGAACAGGTCGCGGTTGATCACCTGGCCCACGTACTGCCCCATGCCGGCGTTCAGGCTGGCAGCGAGGTAGTTGGTCAGGCGGGTGTAGTTGTCGCCGCTGGTGGCGGCATTGCTGCTGCTGTTGTGGCCGCCGCGCACGCCCCAGAAGCTGCCGCCGGGCTGCGGGTTGGCGATCACGTCCAGCCCGGCGATGAACAGGGCGGAGAGTTCCGCCGCCGAAAAGGTGCCGCGCTGCCCACTGCCGGGCGCCCCGCTGCGCTGCGTGCCCGTCACGCCATACAGCGGCTTGTTGAGGCTGGACTGCTCGGGCGAGAGGTTGGCCAGCCGCCCGGCGACGAAGCCCTGCGGGGAGACCAGGCGCAGCGTGGCGTTGGCCTGGTCGTTCCACCACACCCAGTCGCCCAGCATCAGCTTGCAGGCATAGCTGTCCAGCCCGGCCGCGGCCTTGGCGGCGATGGCGGCGCTGATGCCCTCGCCGGCCGCACCGGTCAGGATCATGTAGATCCCTTCGGAGAGGCCGAACTGCGCCTGCGCGCCCCACTGGGCGGTGGCATCGGCATCGGCCAGCAGCGCGATGGAGCAGCGCTGGCCGCGCAGCGCATACATGCCGCGGCGCGGTGCGGTATCCACGCCCACCAGGTGGGTGGCGGAGATGCCGGCGCCATCGGTGCCCACGGCCCCGGTGCCGAAATCCCAGGCGAAGGAAACGGGCGCCACGGCGGTGGTGCCGGCATTGGCCACCACGATGCGGCTGGGCCCGCGCTGCGGCCCCTGGCCGGTGTTGATGGCCGTGGCCAGCGCCTGCCAGAAGGCCGCGCCGGTGCCGCTGATGTTGTCGTACACCTCCGGCACCAGGCCGGGCAGGGTCACGGTGAAGCGCCAGCTTCCCGCACGGCTGCCGGGCGCCAGGGTGATGGCAATCTGGTTGCCACGGCTGCCGGTGTGGATCGCGGTCAGGATGAAGCCGGTGGTCGGGATCATGAAGGCCGCGGCGGTATCCGTGCCGTCTGTCACGCGCACGCAACGGAAATCGGCGGCACCCTGCTGCACGGCGGTGGCCACCTGCGTGCCCATGTCGTGCTTGCGCGCCACCACGGGGCCGAAGCTGGCCGCATAGTCGCTCATGGAGCCCACGATCACCGGCTCACCCACCGGCCCCCAGCTCGCGGTGCCGGCCACCCCCACCACGTTGGTGGGCACGCCGTTGATCACCAGGGTCTGCGGCGGCACGATCTGCACATACAGATCGGGCACGATCAGCGCGGTGGTGTTGATGCTGCCCTGCTGGACGATCGGCATGGCTCAGCCCTCCCCGTTTGCGCGCACGCGAACCACGTGGCCTGCGTGCTCGCCGGCCAGGATCTCCGCAACCTCGGCGGGCGCCGTCACCACGTCGCCCTTCGCGTACGGCCCGAAGGCGCGCACGACCACCAGATGCACTGTCATTCTGTTCTCCCGAAAACCCGAGATGGCGTCTAGCTGATGGCAGACCGCGCCGAGGCCCCGCCGGGGGCCACGCGCATGTCGCCGAAGATCATGGCCGGGCGCACCTCCTGCACCGTGGTGGCGTAGTCCACCGCGTAGAGCAGGTCGCGCCGATACACCCGCGCGGTGCGGCCCTGGTCGCTCACCGTGCTGCCGCGGAACAGCAGCCGGCCGCGCGTGCCGTCCGGCAGGTCGATGAAATCCAACGCCGAGAAGGCGGCATCCAGCGCGGAGGACAGCGCATCGCGCAGCCCCGGCTCCGGGCACCAGGCGGTCAGGCGGAACACCTGGCGCTGGCGCCGCGTCTCGCGCCGCAGGGTGCGATCCGCCACCACCCGGCCCGTCATCGGCCCGGTGCCAGCCACGGTGAGGGTCGCACCTTCCACCGTCACGATGCGGCGGGTGCGCAGATAGGTGGCCAGCACCGCGGCCACCATCGCCGGCGTATCGCCCGGCGCGGTGCGGTGCACCACGGCCATCCCGTCCACCATCAGCCCGGCCACCTGGCCCGGATGCGCGCTGCCCTGCACCGTGGCGCTGCGCCCCTCCACCACCACCGAAAGCCCCGGCGCCGGTGCGGCGATCTCATCCCACCGGTCCGGATGCCGCGTGGTCACGGCCTGGGGCCGCGCCTCGGGCGAAACCGTCACATGCAGGCGCCCGGCGGCAAGATCCGCATCCAGCGCCGCCGCCTGCGGCCAGCCGCGATACAGCAGGCAGGCGCGGCCCACCGTGCTGGGCGCCTGCGGCCCCTCGGGGTAGATCACATCGGAAGCCAGCCGCAGCAGCGCCGCCTCCACGTCAGACATGTCGGCCATCGCCCTAGCTCCCTGCCCGGCGCACGGCCAGGCGCCAGCCGGGCTCCGAGAGTTCCGCCTGCGCAATCACCCCGATGCGGCCGAGATCATCGGCCACCCGGTCGCCCTCGCGCAGCACCACGCCGGCGACGCCGGGCAGCAGCACCGTCCAGGTGCCGCCCTGCAGCGCCTCCGGCAGATCCGCCTCGCCCAGCCCGGCACCGCCGCTGCGCACCATGGCCACCGGCCACCCGCTCAGCACCGCCTCCGGCGCCGCACCGCCGCCATAGGCGGCAAGCCCCGGCCCCGCCGCCTGCACCGGCCGCAGCACGTCGATCACCCGGTTGGCGCGCACGCACAGCACCGGATGCAGCGCCGCCTGTGCGGCCACGAACCACACCGCGCCATCGGCCCGGCGCAGATAGTCCCCAGGCCTGGCATAGGCCGCATCGAACAGCCCATGCCAGTACACCTGCCCATGCGTCGGCGGCCTGGCGAACCGCCCGTCCGGCGCGGTGAACGCGGCCATCAGCCGCAGCACCCGGCGCGTGGCCGCCAGTGGCGCCTCGCCCCCTTCAGGGCGGAACAGCTCGCACCAATCGCCCACCACCAGCCCGGCCCTGCCGAGCCCGCGATACACCGCATCCTGAACGCGACCTGCTTGCATCATTCCGCCTCGCCGCCCGGGCATGCCCAAGCCGACCGTTGCGCATGCGTCTCCGCACGCCATTCCAAGGAACATCCATCCGCCGCCGCCGGTGGCCTCAGACCACCAGGCGCACCCCGCCATCGCGCAGGGCTGGGCCAGGTGGGATGCCCAGGAAGCCGCACAGCCGGCGGCGCCAGTCGTCGAACAGCGCCGTGCGCTCCCGCACCTCGCGCGGGTTGCGCTTCCACACCGCGGCCTCGCTGGTATCCAGCATCGCGCCGCTCTGCGGGATCGCCACCTCCAGCTCCGCCAGCGTGGCGAGGTACTGCCGCACCACCGCCTCTTCCGTGCCAGACATGCGGATCATGCGGAATTCCATCAGCCCGTAGGCCTGGTGGAACCGCCAGCCCTGGAAGCCCTCCGCCCCGCTGCCATAGGCGGGGTAGCCGCAATGCCTGCGGATATCCGTTCGTTCCGCTTCGGTGAACGCCATCCCATCCTCCGCGCAGGGGTGGCGGCGAGGGGCGTTTCAGCCCCCCGCCGCCCTGTATCAGCCGACGTGTTCGATCATCACCGCGCGCTTGAAGGCGGCCTTGCCGGCCGTCGGCACGGTGTCGGTGGTGGTGGTGGTGTCGCTCGGCGCGCAGTAGCCGCCGATCCAGTACCAGCTCTGCGCGATGATCTGCTGCAGACGGTCCACCGGCTCGCGCGTCACCATCGCCACGCCATCCACCAACGAAACGATCGAGTTCGCCGGCGCGGTGTCATCCGCCCCCATGCCGGCGTAGCTGCCCTCGATCAGCGCCCCCTGCCCGCACACGATCGGCCGGCGGATCACCGCGCCGCTGAGGCCCGGGTGGTTCTGCACATAGGCCTCGTTGGTGGGGATGAAGCGCAGGCCAAGGAACTCGTTGATCAGCCCCTTGGTGTACACCTGGCTCGCCCCGGTCACGCCGGTGAAGAGCTGGCGGAATTCCGCATCGCTGAACAGCTGCCGGGCAGAGACGGGATCGAGGTAGCAGTTGTACACCCCATCCACCGTCGGCACCGCGTTGCTGCGCAGGGTGGCCACCGCGTTCAGCAGCGTGCCCATGTTCAGCGTGTCCGCCGCCGTCAGCGCCAGCGCGGTGGCGCGGTTGCCCGGGCGATGGATGGTGCTGGCATTGGCCGCCACCACCGCGTTGCCCGCGGTGCCGTCCGCCACCGTCACGTTGGTGCTGAAGCTCAGCACGCCCGAGCGCGCCCCCGGCGTGGTGGCGGCGTTCACCGCATCCACCGTCACGCCCACCAGGGTGTAGCTGTTGCTGCCGATCACCACGGCCAGCGTGGCCCCGGCACCCACCGGAACCTGCACGCCATTGACGAACACGCGCTCGAACCCGCGCACATCCTCCACCGCCAGGTTCGGGCCGGCCGAGCCCAGCGTGGTGCGCACGCGGGTGTTGCCGCCGAAATAGGCGTTGAACAGCACGTTGCGCGCGATCTCATCCAGGCTGCGCGCCGCCTGCTCGCCATTGGTGGCGGCGTTCTGCAGGAACTGGCTGGCAATGCCCACGCGGCTGGTGACCATGTTCAGGTCCGTTGTCGCCGCGTAATGCTCCAGCGTGATGGTATACTGCTCCACGCCGAAGCTGCTGGGCACCAGGCCGTTGTCGAAGTTGGTGTTGGCGTTCTGCGCCAGCGGCGTGGTCACCGCACTCTTCAGCCCGGCGCGGGTCTTGGTGAGCGTCTCGCCAATGCCCACGCTGAAGCTCATCCGGTCGGCAATCGCCCGGTAGCCCAGGCGGGACCGCAGCGCCTGCTCGAACTCGCGCTCGAGATAACCCAGCTGAATGATCGGCTGCAGCGCCGCCGGAAAGTTCGAAATCGGCATGTGAACTCCTCACGCGTTATCACCCCGCGCGGCACTGGCCGGCAGGGCGGGTTGGTGCAGGGATGGAGGGAAGGGGAAGGCCAGGGCTCTGCCCTGGACCCGCTGGGGCCTTAGGCCCCAGACCCCTCGACCTTT